TCATCATCGAAGCATGGCAGTCTTTAGTATATACTGCTGGAGAAGGTAGTCAACTTCAACCAACATTTGCATTTTACAACGATTACATTGGACAAGTTGATATAACTCAGTACAGGACTGACGGTGGTTCTGCATTGAAATACAAGTTATATGAGTGTTACCCAAAATCATTTGAAGCAATGGCGTTAGACTCCAATACTCCCGATAGTATTTTGAAGTTCAGTTGTACCATGGCATATAGAGGGTGGGAAGTAGAATATACACAACCACCAGCTTTATCGGGACTAAATAAAGGAAGAAGGGCACTTAATGCTGTTATGGAAGGACTATCAGTCGCTTCTAGATTTGGTAGTAAAGGCGATAAACTTCTTGGAAAGTTAACCAAAGCAGATACTAATCTTGGTAAGATTAATAACGTATTCGGCAATGGTAACTAATTATATAATTGAGGAAATAAATTATGGCATTACCAATACAAAGTGCACCAACTTATAAATGTGTACTACCAAGTGATGGTCAAGAAGTAACATTCAGACCATTTCTAGTAAAAGAACAAAAAGTTTTAGTAATTGCAAAAGAAGGTGAAGACCAAAGCAGGTCACTTGCTTCAATAAAGCAGATGATTAAGGCAGTAACATCATACGATGAAAACGAATGGTTGGACGTTGAAAAACTTCCTATGTTTGACATTGAATATCTGTTCATTAAAATTAGAGCAGTATCAGTAGGTGAAACAGTTAAACTTAATCTGACTTGTCAAGAAGAGCAGTGTAATGGAACTGGTGAAGTTACTGTAAATCTTGATGATGTACAGTGCACTAAACCAACTGGTGTAGAACCTAAAATTATGATTACCGATGAACTAGGTGTTGTGTTAAGATATCCTGACTGGAATCTTATGGAAGGAGTTCAAAAGATTGACTCCAACCAACAACCTATTGAAATGTTGAAGGCATGTATCACTGAAATATTTGATAGCGAATCTGTATATGATGCGGATGATATATCAAAGAAAGAACTTAGTGAATTTGTGGATAACTTAACGTTCCCGCAGATTGAAAAACTAGGTGAATACTTTGATGATATGCCAAAAGTTTTTTATGATGCAAGTTACAAATGTAACAAGTGTGGCAAAGAACAGGATAGAACCTTGGAGGGTCTACAAAGTTTTTTTTGATATGCCTTTCGCATGAGTCTGTATTGAATTATTACAATACAAACTTTCAGCTGATGCAACATCATAATTATAGTTTGGAAGAACTTGAAAATATGATGCCATGGGAAAGGGAGATTTATATTATGTTATTAATGCAATTCCTAAAAGATGAACAGGAAAGGCAAAAAAATGAACAAGCCAAATATAAATCACAAAGGAGATAGACATGGCAGACGAAAAATTTAGTGGTGACATGAGTCGTAATGAGGTAGAGATTGACCTCAGTAAGTTCATGGAACTCGTAACAGAAAACTCAGCACTTAAAGCTGAAATTCTACAATTAAAAACAGAACAAGAACCTGAAAATCCGTGGCAACGTTGGATATACCTATCTAACATGGTTGATTCATGGAGAATATTCCCAAGAGCATTTTTAAGTGTTTACATATTCTTATTGTATTACTGTACTATGTGGTTCATGGAACTTGAATCCCCCACCATGGAACAATCGGGACTTATCAGTATCGTAGTTGGTGCTGGTGCAGCTTGGTTTGGTCTGTATGCTGGAACAGCTAAAGACAAAATCAACGGAAACGGAAAGTAATAACCAATGGCAAACGAAATCGATAAGCAGTTAGAAGAAGCCGCAAAGTCTCTTAAACCCGCATTTAAAAAAGTTGTAGATACTCTTGCGGAAAACAATAAAGAGATTGCTTTATCAGCAGCTAACTTTAGAAACTCTTCAAGAGATTCTTTTAAGGGTGCACTCGCAGCTCAAAAAGTGAGAGACACCCTTAGTAAAGTAGCAGACGGATTAAAGTCTGGTGAAGGACAACTGGGAAATATCGATTTTGCTGAATTCAAAAAAGTTTCTGAACAAACACAAGCGTTAGAAGACCAATTAGCTACAGCACAAGCTGAATTAGCTACAGCGCAATCAGAACGTGCTAACAGATTAGCAACTGCGGAAAAGAAAACCAATGACCTTGGTAAAAAAGATATAAAGATTGCAGCTTTAAAAGAGAAATCATTAAATCTCCAAGGTGCAGCTCTTAATAAAGTATCTGACGAACTCAAAGAACTAGAAAAAGAAAGAGCAGAACAGAAAGAAAGAATACTTGCTGGTCTTGATAGAAATGTAGCAGATAATAAAGCTGCCGTAGAAGCTAAGGCAGAAGCCTTAAAACAAGAAACAGAAACTAGAGATGCTTATAACAATCAACTTGAAGGAATATTAAAAGCAACTAATGATGAATCGGGAAAAAGATTAAGCGAGTTTAGTGACGGTCTAAAAGAACTTACAGGTTTCGACCTTATGGATTCTTTTGATAAGGTCGTTGGTAAGATAAATGGTGTTGGTTTACTGTTTGGTAGACAAGACTTATTCGGTGATGTTGTTGGTGGGTTACAAAACTTTGCTTCAGCAACTGGTAGTGCTCTTTCTTCATTATCGTCAAGTGTTATGGCAGGACTTAGCGCAACTGGAACTTATTTCAGTGGCATTGGTGAAACATTCAAAGAAGGTGGACTCTCTGCAGTAACTGAACAATTAAATGCTGACCTCGGTAAAGTTTGGGGTAGTATGAAAGACGGTGCTGGAAACATGATGAAAGGCATCAAGGGTGGTTTCGATAAAGGTGTTACAAGTTTACAAGCAGGATTCAAAGCTTTTAAAGCGGGGTCAATGAATATTCTTAGAGGTATGGGAACCTTTCTAATGTCTACTGCTACTCTACTAGTAGGATTAATAACTGCTGGTGCGTCACTAGTTGCAACTGGTGTATCAATGTTGGCGGCTGCATTAGGACTTTCAATCCCAGCATTATTGATTGGTCTTGTTGCAATCGCACTGGTAGCTGGTGCGTTTTATCTCTATCAGAACTCAGAAGGATTTAGAGCTGCTATCGATACAGTAGTAGAATACTTTACAAATATAATTTCTATTATCGGTGATATATTCGGTGGGTTTTATGAATTCTTCGCTGGTCTCTTTACTGGGGACTTCGATAGAATGTTTGGTGGTCTTAAAGATGTCTTCGGTGGTATATGGGATTTAATCAAAGCACCATTCAAAGCAATAGGTGACTTCTTTAAAAATGTCTTTGATATTGATATCATGGGTATCATGAGAAACTTAGCTTCAAAAATTCTGCCTGACTGGTTAGTGAATAAAGTCTTTGGTGAAGAATCGGAACCTGAACCCGAAGCACCAAAGAAACAGGAAGCAATGGAACGTGGAGTTCAACCTAATCTTTCATCAGAAGAGATAGACAATCTATCTACAGCAGACCAAGTTAAGTTAGGTTACGCTGAGGTGACTGGAACTAGTGACCGAATGGATGAAGAGGGTAACGTAATCGGACAAAGCGTTACGTTTGCATCTACAGATAAGTATCAAGATGTTCTAGCAAGTGAAGGTGTTACAAGTGGTGGTGGGTTTAGTGGAACATCAACAGGTATGACTGCTGACGAAATTCTTGCTGCTGAACAAGCACAACAACAACAACTAGCTCAACAGAACTACTTAAATAAAGAAAGTGGAACTGCGTCTGAGATTGCAGATGCAACTCAAGAAGTTAAAGCTGGTGATAAACAAACAGCACAACAAGCAGTAGTAACCACAATCAATGCGCCAACAACGAATGCATCTAATACTAATGTGAAGAGTGTAAACCCAACACCTAGAGATACAGACCCTACTGGTTCCCGTCTATCAGCTGTTCCCGCTTAAACTTATTTCGATTATACTTGGTTCGGTCTCTCTGAACTTTGTGACCGTATGGAGTGTCTTTTACAAACAGTTCTTTGAAAGTCCTAGTCTTAGGCTTCTGTGGAATTCTTTTAGTAGACATGACATTACGTAATCCAACGACTAGCTAGTTTTGCACGAACATGTTGCTGTTCTGCTTTTAGTTTATCAAGATAGTTACGTCTCTTGCGTTTTTGATTTGCTTCATGACGTTTCTGATTAGGTTTCTGATAATACTCTCTATCTCTAACCTCTTGGACAATACCTGCCCGTTCACACGATTTCTTGAAACGTCTGAGTAGTTGGTCAAAGGATTCTGTCTTATTCCTTTTCTTATCGTGTTTTGGTGTTACTTGTGGCATAATGTTTATTTATAATGTAAAAAATTTGTAAAAGGTGTAAAGTCGCCCCACGCATTACTGCTACCCGCTCCTTACCGACAAACCCGCTCCTATTTTAGCTGTCTGCCTTTCCCTAACTAAGTACCCCCTCAGATTTTTATCCACGGTCTTAGTTCTAAATGGGTGGTGCACTCACTTGGTAAACATAATATAGTCACCACCCCCCGAAGCTTACAACTGACGATTACGAGTCAGAGGCAAGTTTCTTAAAGTAATCCATAGCGTCTTCTGAGTCATCATCGGATGCTGATTGGATTACTGGAGCCTCAGCAACAGGTTCCTTGTTTACATCAGACCATGGCACTTCTTCCATATCTTCTGCAACACTTTCTGCTGTTGAGGTTGCTGTCGCACCAGTTAGTCCTAGAACACGATTGAACTTTTCTTTCAGTTCATCGTAAGTCTTGAACTCACTTGGCGAGATAACGTCCGATAAACTATGCATAGAAGCAACAACTTCATTTAGTTTATCTTCATCTTCAAACAAAGGTGCTGAGTCACTAAACTCAGATTTGTCATAGTTCCAGTAGCCATCTACTTTCCTAATCTTAATCTTGAAGTTAGCGCCTTCACCTCTCAAGTCAAAAGGATTGATTGCTTTCTCATCTTCAAATGCTGGTGAGATTGCTTCCTTAAGAGCTTCAAAGATTTTCTTACCATAACGGTATTTGAAAACTTTGCCTTCGTTATCGGGGTTCTTCGGGTCTGAAACCACATAGACATTTGACATGTAATGAAGTCTACGCTTCTGTTTACGTGCAATCTCTTTGTTTGCTTCGATTCCAGTATTCCACAACTGAGAGTTGTATTCACTGACGGGGTCTTGTTTATTAAGAGTCGTTAGAGACTTCTCAATATACCAACCGCCTGGGCCTTGAAATCCGTGGTCAAAATAACTGACCCATGGCATTTCTTCGCCTTCGGGAGTTGGAAGGAAACGAACTACTGCGAAACCATTACCTGTTTTATCAAGTTCGGGTTTCCACATCGTATCGTCATTGTAGGACTTTTTTTCACCCTGTGCTGGGCCTGAAGCAGATTCCATCGCTGCTCGTAGTTTATCTAATGATGAATTTGACATTGTATTCTCCTATTTTATTAACAATTATATCGCATCTTATCGCATTGTATCGGACTCAAGACCTTCGCCTAGAATCCACCTTTCACTACTTTCATAGTAATATAGTTTATTATACTCTATCTTTACGAGATTTGTAAGAGGGTTTTTGATAAAAACCTCTACATCTTTGAATCGTTCAAGTAGAGCAATAAACTGTGAACGCTGAGCACTTAAGACTCTGCTTTCACTATTGTATTTATGTCCGTAATTTAAAGTACCTTCATATTTATTAGAGTAATTTTCAGACTCTAATGCATTGAATCCCGTCAATGTGATTTCCTTCTCACCATTAAGCATAGCATATCCTAGTGCACTCATTCCACAAAAGAGGTTCTTGAGTTCGGGATAATTATACATAATAATGTTCTTCATTTGGGGGCTGCTTAAGCCAAGAAAAGTAGTCTCAACTTCATCCCCATGTACTACTAGATACTCATCATTCTGGCGGACGGACTCGATAATTTTAGTATGTCCAAAACCCATCTTTAATGATTCCAATATACTAATGGGCATAACATCCCAATTACCTACCGCCAACTTGTTTGTATCAGCGTACCCACTTTCAACTATCTCTGTCTGTACAGGTATGTCTACGGCAAACAAAAGTTCGGGTCGTGCATGGTTAACTCTGTTACGATAAACCGCATTACACCCCCACCATCTTGTTTGGGGTATCGTCCGTTCTGTTCCGTTACCTACTATTGTGAGCATAGTTCTAATAGTGTCTTTTTGTACTGGGCATGGTCATAGTTTATGAATGCTTTGTACTTTCTAATTTGGTTATGTACATCGGGGTATAAGACCTTCTCCGTTATTAATCGTTCCCAATCTGCAGTGAATCCTATGATAGCATCCATAATACAGATGGTAGGTAAACTTATCTGTTTACTTAGAAAGGTCTTTAGTAAACGTGGATGTTGACCCTTATC